TCTTTTTTTAACATGATTCACAAAAGACTATTTAGCGAAAACAAAGATCAAGGCATCAAACGAATCTGGCATGAAAACCCAGAGACTGGCGATGTGACGATTGAGACCCAACAAGATGTCACAGCGGTGATTGAGGCCAACAAGGCCATCTATAACGCTGTGGATGAGAAAGCCAACTGGAATGGTGAATGGCACTTGGTGGCATCCATCCCCGAATCCCTTTATTACAAGATGAAGGCCGAGGGCAAGATCGATGACCAAGAGTACATGAAACGCTGGCTCAACGACTCCGACAACCAATTTTTTAGAACTCGACCTGGGAAAGTATGAACTACATTGCCGTCTGCACACCGGCCCGTGATCAGGTCCACACCAATTACACATATTGCATGGTCAATATGGTGGCCTATCACACACTCAACACCACAGACGCAATCAGTCTGAAATTGATGCAAGGCACGATTATCCAAAACCAAAGGGCTGACCTTTGCTTGGATGCGATGGCCGAAGGCTGCACACACATTCTTTTTATTGACAGCGATATGACGTTTCCACAAGACATGGTCCAGCGGCTCTTAAAGCACGACAAAGAGATTGTGGCTGCCAACTGTGCCAGGCGCAGAATGCCAACTGGCCCCACTGCCCAGAACTATGATGAAAACGGCAAGCGCCAGGCGGTCTATACCATGCCAGAATCCACTGGACTTGAAGAGGTGGGAAGCATTGGAACGGGCATAATGCTGATCAAGCGCGAGGTGTTTGAGGGCATGAGCGAGCCATGGTTTGATATGCCTTGGCAAACGACACGGGGCTACATGGGTGAAGATGTGTTCTTTTGTAAGAAAGCGCAAGAGCTAGGCTACAAGGTCTACATCGACCATGACGTTTCAAAAGAAATTGGCCACATTGGCACGTTTGAGTTTCGCCATGAACACACTTGGATTGTGAAAGAAGAGATGGAAAAAGAGGCCCAATAATGGCACTGACAACCTATACAGAGCTGAAGACATCCATTGGCGACTGGCTGAATCGGTCGGACCTGACTTCTGTCATTCCTGACTTTATCTCTCTGGCCGAGGCACAAGTGGAGCGAACACTGCGCACCAGGCAGATGATCGTCAGGGCCAATGCGTCTTTTGATGCGCAATATGGCGCTGTGCCAAGTGACTTCTTGGAGACCAAATCCCTCAAGCTCACAAGCACAAACCCTGAGACACCATTGCAGTTTTTGAGCATTGATGCCTTGGATAATGAGATGACCAAGTACACGGCCAGCGGCAAGCCCAAATTCTTTGGTGTGGTCGGTGGCCAATTCCGAATTGTCCCGACACCAGACAGTAACTACACGACCGAGCTGACCTATTACGCAAAGTTGACAAAGTTATCAAGCAGTGTCTCAAGCAATTGGCTTTTGGCCTCAAGTCCCGACATTTATCTGTATGGTGCATTGCTCCAGGCTGCGCCATACTTGCAAGATGATGCGAGAATCCAGACATGGGCAACACTCTATGAGCGAGCCTTAAATGACGCGCAAACTGCCGATGATCGCGGTGCATCTTCTGGTGGTGCATTGTTGACCCGTGCAAAGACTTTTGGATAAGGACTGATATGTCATCTTTTACCGATTACACCGAAAACCTAGTTTTAAACTGGGTGTTCACCACAAATTCTGCAACGCGCCCCACTGCCTGGTATGTTGGCCTTTTTACGGCTGCACCGAGCGACACGGGTGGCGGCACTGAGGTGTCTGGCAATGGCTACGCACGGGTGGTGACTGGAACGATCTCAGGGTCTGGCACGGCCACGACATTCACCAATGCAGCGGCCATCGAGTTTGCAGCTGCCTCCGGTGGAAACTGGGGATCAATTGGCTGGGCCGGCATCTTTGATGCAAGCACCACTGGCAATCTATTAGCCTGGGCTCCATTGACCACAGCTCGCACCATCAATTCTGGCGATGTGCTGCGCATTCCAGCATCTTCATTGAGCATCACTTTGGCTTGATATGGCATCTTATGGATCAGGGAATTTTGGCGCTGGTCAATACTCTGATCCAAGGGTAGGCTACGGCTACGGCTCTTACGGCAAGGGCAATTACTCAAGAGGCTCATTCGAGCCAAGCCTGGCAATCACATCCACATCGACCATGGCCATTGGGGCCGCTGTGGTCTCCAATGCCCAGTTTGAGATTTATGCCCAGTCCACCATGTCGGTGGCAGCCACCAGATTCACATTCGCTGAAGTCCTAATATCTGACACAAGCACAGTCACAATTGACGCAAACGTCATTGTCTCTGTAGCACTGGCCATCAGCGACACAAGCACCATGGCCGTGGATGGGGTGCGCTATGCAATAGGCGCAGCCAGCATCAGTGACGCAAGCACCATGGCCGTGGATGGTGTCAGATATGCATCTGCTGAGATTGCCATTAGCGACACCAGCACAGTATCGATTGCAGCCACCAGGGTGGCATTTGGCGCGTTTGACATTGTTGACACATCCACATTAACTGTTTCCACTAGTATCATTGGCAGCACTGGCTTTGCCATTGTGGCCACTAGCACCATGGAGGTGGATGCGCAGCGCAGACAAAATGGCCGCATAGAAATCATTTCACTGTCAACCATGGAGGTCAATGCAAGACTAAAATGGGAAGACGAAAACGACACGGCAGAAACTTGGACAGCGGTCTCTGATAATTCAGAAAGCTGGACCCCAATATCTGACCAATCAGAAACATGGGATGCAATTGCAGATAGCAGTGAAACTTGGACTGCAATTGCTGATAATAGCGAAACTTGGCAAATAGCCGCATAGGGGTAAATATGGCAGATACAACCACCACAAATCTATTGCTGACAAAGCCAGAAGTCGGTGCGTCTACTGATACCTGGGGAACAAAGATCAATACCGATCTGGACAGCATTGACGCATTGTTTGATGCCGGCCCAGTGCTAAAGATTGCAAAAGGTGGCACTGGCGCAAGCACAGCTGCTGCGGCAATAACTGCACTAGGTGGTGCAACAACAGGTAAAGCTATCGCAATGGCGATGGTCTTTGGTGGTTAATTTTTAGGAGAACTTTTTATGGCTGCACCCAATATTGTCGCTGTCGCAACTATCACGGCAAAGACTACATATCTCACACCAGCAAATGCTACATCCAATGTATTGCTTGCTAACGCTGCTTCTAGTGGCAAGGTGTTCAAAGTTAATATGGTCATTGCTGCCAATGTAGATGGCACAACTGCCTATGACACAACAGTGGCGGTCAATACTGCTGCGGCTGGCTCTGGCACTTCATACCCATTGGCATCGACTGTCTCAGTCCCTCCTGATGCGTCTTTGATTGTGTCTGACAAATCAACTGCTTTCTATCTTGAAGAAGACAAGTCTGTTGTTGTTACAAGCAGCACAGCATCAAAGATAGCCTACACGATTTCATACGAAGAACTCTCCTAAGGACTAATCATGTCCAAAAGAGTAGGTGGAATCTTAAGTGCTGGACGTAACGGCATTAACTACCCTGTCACAGCGGTGGAATACCTTGTCGTGGCTGGCGGGGGTTCTGGTGCTGGAGTTACTGGCGATACCAATGGATGCGGTGGTGGAGGTGCTGGTGGTCTTTTATCGGCTACTGGTTACGCTGTAACTATTGGCTCATCCATAACAGTAACTGTTGGTGCTGGTGCGGCTGGCTCTACAAGTGTTGGCGCACAAGGTACAAATTCAAGCATTGCTGGTGGAACAACCATAACGGCTACAGGCGGTGGTGGCGGTGGTCGCTATAACGATTCTGGCGGTGCTGGTGGCAATGGTGGCTCTGGCGGTGGCGGTGGTAGCAACGGCACAAGAGGAACTGGAACATCAGGTCAAGGTTTTGATGGTGGCTCTGCTTCAAGCGGTACTAATGGTGGTGGTGGCGGTGGCGGCTCTGGAAGCATTGGAATTGCTTTAACAGGCGCATCAACCATACCCGCTGGTAATGGTGGAACAGGAACGGCATCTTCTATTTCTGGCGCACAAATATTTTATGCGGGTGGTGGTGGTGGTGGCTCTTACTATACAACTGGTGGATTAGGTGCGGCTGGTGGCGGTAATGGTGGTGCGTATGTCTCATCTACTGAATCTTCACCAACAACTGGATTAAATAATTCTGGCTCTGGCGGTGGCGGGGTGTCTGGTAGAACTAGCAAATCTGGTGGCAATGGCGGCTCTGGCATTGTAGTAATCCGCTACCCGTCTTACTTAGCCCCTGCTACATCAACAACAGGCTCACCAGAAACTTATGTCACAGGCTTTTGGCGTGTGTACAGATTCGTTGCCTCTGGCACGATTACTTTCTAAGGGTAGATATGGCTACAGGATTATTTACTCTTAAACAAGTTAACCAAGCACTTGCACAAAAGGCATGGACAGGCCCACAGAAAACTGGTTGGGTTGAGTACCTTGTTGTTGCGGGTGGTGGTTCAGGCGGTGGTTATGAAGGCGGTGGTGGTGCTGGTGGATTGTTGACAGGAATCTATCCTGTTGCAATTGGCTCAAGCATTACTGTAACTATTGGTGGTGGAGGAACTGCCCCATCAACTGGTGCTGTCACAGGCGGTAGTGGACAAGACTCTGTTTTTGGAAACATTACTTCAAAAGGTGGTGGTGGTGGTGGCGGTCTAGCCCCAAATACCGCTGGTGTTGCTGGTGGTTCTGGTGGTGGCGCATTACAAAATAGCACAGGGCCAAATGTGGGTGGTCAAGGAATATCTGGACAAGGTAATGCTGGTGGTCTTGGTAAATCAGATGCGACTACTTACACCAATGGCGGTGGAGGTGGAGGCGCAGGGACTATTGGTTTATCTGCCACAGCTTCTGGCGGTGGTAATGGTGGTGCTGGTATTGCTTCAGCTATCAATGGGACTGTTACAGCATACGCTGGTGGTGGTGGCGGTGGAACTGATAATGGTTCACTTGCTAAAGGTATTGGTGGAGTAGGCGGTGGTGGTGACGGGTCAAAAGCAAATGCGGCTGTTGCAGGGACAGCCAACACAGGCGGTGGCGGTGGAGGTGGCGATGCAGCTAGTAGTGGCCAATCAAAAAATGGAGGCTCTGGCATTGTCATCATTCGCTACCCAAGCACATTTGCTGATGCTGCAAGTGTGAGTAATGGAACAAAGACAACTGCTAACGGCTACACAATTTACACATTCTTGACTAGCGGAAGTATCACACTATGAGCAATTTATTAGGTGGATATTTGTCGGCAACATTTAACCCTTTATCTGGTGCGCCTACGGCTGTTGAATACTTAGTGGTCGCTGGTGGGGGTGGTGCTGGTAGTTATTACGGCTCTGGTGGCGGTGCTGGGGGTCTTTTGACTGCGGCAAGTTTTTCTGTTGCTTCTGGCACTGCATTGACTGTTACTGTGGGTGCTGGAGGTGCTGGCACTGCTCCTATGGTTTCTGGAAACGGGGCAAATGGTTCTAACTCAGTTTTCAGCAGTATCACAACTACAGGAGGTGGTGGTGGTGCTGGTGGCAATGTAGGTGTGGGTAGCAACGGCGGGTCAGGTGGAGGCGGAGGCGCATACTCAGGTTATGCAGGAGGCACAGGAGTTTCTGGTCAAGGGTACGCTGGCGGTACAGGTGCTAGTGGCGATGTAAAGAACGGAGCTGGTGGCGGTGGCGCAGGAGGTGTTGGACAAAATGGTACTGCATCTAAGGCTGGTGATGGTGGTACAGGACTTTGTTCAACTATTGATGGCACTCGTCGTTTCTTTGCTGGTGGTGGCGGTGGTGGCGTTGAAGGCTCTGCTCCTGCTGGAATTGGTGGAGCGGGAATTGGAGGTAATGGCCTCAATGGAAATGGATTTACAGGAACAACAGTTGTTGGTGGTTCTGGTGTAGCCAACACTGGCTCTGGTGGTGGTGCGGCTATGCAATATGCAGGTGGCGGCAATGGAGGTTCTGGCATCATAATCATTCGTTACCCTGCATCACAATCAGCACCAACTGCAACAACTGGCTCACCACAAATCAACTACGCTGACGGCTACCAAATCTACACTTGGACATCATCTGGAACTGTAACTTTTTAATTGGAGATAAACATGGCACATTACGCACACATCACTAACGGCATCGTTGACCAAGTTATTGTCATTGACGCTGAGACATTGGCTTTAGGTCATTGGGGCAACCCATCTGAGTGGGTTCAAACGAGCTACAACACTCATGGCAACCAACACCCTGAAGGCAAGCCCTTGCATAAGAACTATGCTGGCATTGGTTACACATGGGATGGAACAGGCTTTGCCCCTCCACAACCATTTGCATCTTGGACTAAAAGTGCTGAGACATATCTGTGGGATGCACCTACACCTATGCCGACAGATGGCAAGATGTATCGCTGGGATGAGCCAACATTGTCATGGGTTGAAGTAACTCAAGGAGTCTAACGTGGCTCAATATAGCGGCATATACACGCTGTCTCAGGCAAGCCAAGCCATTAAGGACAACAACTGGACAGGACTGTTTCCACAGAATGTTGAATTCTTGGTGGTGGCGGGTGGTGGCGGTGGCGGTGCTTCCAATGCTGGTGGCGGTGGTGCAGGCGGTTTACTTGCTGGTTTCTCTGGCGTAACTACTGGCACTCAATTGTTTATAACAGTTGGCGGTGGAGGTGCTGGTGCATCTTCTAGTGCTGCCAATGGCACTGTTGGTTTTAATTCTGTTTTACTTTCTACAAGTTCAGGCGCATATACAGGAAACATTGTTGCTTCTGGCGGTGGTTATGGCGCACAAGGTTCAACGGCAACTACTGGTGGTTCTGGCGGTTCTGGTGGCGGTGGCGCAAGGGCTGGTATAGGTGGAAGCGGAACTTCTGTCCAAGGAAATAGTGGTGCGGCTTCTAGTGCTTCAAGTGGCGTTTATGGCGCTGGTGGCGGTGGCGGTGCTGGAACTATTGGTTTAAATGGCACGACTACTATTGGCGGCAATGGAGGCGCAGGGATTGCTTCAGCCATTTCTGGCTCTGTTGTCACTTATGCAGGTGGCGGTGGTGGCGGTACTTTTTCAACCCCTGCTACAGGCGGTACTGGCGGTGTAGGCGGTGGTGGTGCTGGTGGAAGCAATGATGGAAACGGCACTTCTGGAACGGCTAATACAGGTGGCGGTGGAGGCGGTGGTGCTGGCATTACTGCTGGCGCAGGTGGTAGCGGTATCGTAATCCTCCGCTATCCAGACACATTCATAGCCGCAACAAGCACAACAGGTTCACCAACAATTACTGTGGCTGGTGGGTTTAGAGTTTATAAATTTACGGCCTCTGGCTCAATAACTTTTTGATCATGGACCCGACACAAGCACAACTCAATGCCCATGTTGATGTCTGCACACTGCGCTATGAGATGCTGTGTGCCAGGATTAAACGTCTTGAAAACATCATGCTTGGGGTCTCTGGCATCATGCTGACCAGCATGGCCGGCATCATCTTTACGAGCCTAAAGTGAAAGACTGGGCCGTGGCACTCATTGCTGCGGCCTGCATCACGGCATTTGTCGTCTGGGGTACATTCATTATTTTTTGGGCGATGAAATGAGATGGGCAATCCTTTTAATCTTTTTACTCTCATTCTTTGTACTGGCCCAGCAGACAAGGTGCAACCCCATCGATCTGTACAGCGTCAGCTGGATCGGCAACCCAAGCACCAGGCATGAGCAGATGTCCATCTGGCTCACAAAGAATGGTGACACTTGCTCTGCCGAGCAGCTGGTGGGAATCTGGAACAAACTTGCCGAATGGGCCGGTGTCGCTGATTCCCAAGAGTTGAGAGGAAAGGTGCTTTACTTCTACGAGCGAGCTGTTCAAAGGGAGAAGCCGAAATGACGATTGACACGATTAGACTTTTCCCGATGATCAAGCCCTCTGGCTATCCACAAGAATATGACCTGGTCGAGCGCAAGATGGAAAAACAGCAAGAAATGCAACGCGCAGCACTGGAACAAAAGAAAATACAAATTGCCATTGAAGATTTAGCTTTTGAGATTTACTTAAAGAATGCCGAACAAACTAAACTCAGAATCGAGATATTCCAAAATCGAAAAATAGATTTATATGTGTGAGGTGAATGATGGAAAACACAAAAGAAAAGCTGACCTTTTACGTCACCTTTATGGTGAGCATTACATTGTGCATCTCTGTTTTGGCCATGGTCATAGCCTTTCTGCTAGGTTTGTGGGCCAAGGAAGTGGACAACGGGGAAATCTTCAAAATGATCAGTCCGGCATTCAGCACACTGATCGGAGGCATGATCGGGTTTCTAAGTGGAATAAAACTTAACCAGTCTGAAGACGACAAACCAAAGGAGAGTAAAAATGATGGGACTAGATGCGCTGCTGCAAGTGGGCGGGAAACTGATTGACAAGCTGATACCTGACCCAGAGGCCAAAGCCAAGGCCCAGTTTGAACTGGCCAAGATGGTCCAAGATGGTGAGCTGGCTAAGATGGCCAACGAGACCAAGCTCTTTGAGGTGGAGCAAGAAAACGTCACCAGACGCGCTGAAGCTGATATGGCCAGTGACTCTTGGCTGTCTAAAAATATACGGCCTATGACCCTTGTATTCCTTTTGGTGGCCTACTCTGGCTTTGCCATTGCATCCATCTTTGATTTAGAAACCCGTGGGGCTTATGTCGAATTACTGGGCCAATGGGGGATGTTGGTGATGTCGTTTTACTTTGGTGGCCGGACCATGGAAAAAATTGCTGATAGGGTGAAAAAATGAAAGAGAACTTTGAATCTTGTTTGAAAGCAGTGCTGCACCATGAAGGTGGCTATGTCAACCACCCAGCCGATCCTGGTGGCATGACCAACCTTGGCGTGACCAAACGGGTCTGGGAAGAGTGGGTGGGCCATGAGGTCGATGAGAAGACCATGCGGGGTCTCACTCCAGAGATTGTCGGCCCCATGTACAAAGCCAAATATTGGGACAAGGTCAAGGGCGATGATCTGCCTGCCGGTGTCGATTATTGTGTCTTTGACGCTGCCATTAACTCTGGCCCAGGCAGGGCTGCCAAGTGGCTGCAAGCAGCTGTGGGTGTCGATCCTGATGGCGGCATTGGCCCCAAGACCTTGCAGGCCGTGGCCAGTATGGATGCCAATGAGCTGGTCAGTGCCTACAACGACAGGCGCTTGTCTTTTTTGCACGATCTGCCCACTTGGGACACATTCGGCAAGGGATGGGCAAGACGGGTCGCAGAAGTCAAGGCCGCTGGTTTAGACATGGCATAAGGTGGCAAAATTGAGCCATGGCCAGCCAAACACAACAACTTGAAAATCCACCACCACCAGCCCTTGGTTATCCGACCGAGGTCTATGAGCGCAGGCATTTCAACGAAAACAACAGCTCTCTGAATGTTTACTTCAGAAAGCTGACGACTGTCTTGGGGTCTTTATTTGGACCAAGAGGTGGCCGGTTTATGAATGCGCCACTTGGTGCTTTTCAAAGCACTGTGGACCAGACGGCAGCAGCGGCCAACACGGCCTATGCCATGACACTGAATACGACCGATTACGCCAATGGCGTGACTATCGCAAGCAATTCAAGGATCACAGTGGCTGACGCTGGCATTTGGAATTTGCAGTGGTCTGGCCAGTTTGAAAATCTAGACTCTCAGGCCCATGATGTAAGGGTCTGGCTCAAGATCAATGGTACTGTGGTCACTGGCTCAACTGGATTCTTTGCAGTGCCAAGCAAGCACGGCTCAGTCAATGGCCATGCCCTGGTCGGCTGGAATTACTTTTTGAGCTTAAACGCAACCAATTATGTGGAGCTTTGGTGGGAGACTGACAGCACTCAGGTGTCTATTCAGGCTTATCCGGCAGCCGGAAATTACCCCTCAACGGCATCACTTATTGCGACAATGACATTTGTCTCAAACATTACCTAATACTGCCATGTACATACCACTTAAATTACCCCCAGGTGTTTTCCGAAATGGTACTGAGTACCAGGCAGCAGGCCGCTGGTATGACGCAAACCTAGTTCGCTGGTATGAGGGGACACTGCGCCCCATCAATGGATGGCGCACTAGGTCAAGCTCACAGATGTCAGGCTCATGCCGAGGCATCATCACTTGGCGCGACAATGGTGCAGACCGATGGATCGCAGCTGGAACGCATACAAAACTGTATGTCATGAACGCACTTGGCACGTTGAAAGACATCACGCCAACTGGCTTCACCACAGGCTACGCAAGCTCCACAGTGCTGACCGGATACGGCTACAACGCCTATGGAAGTTTTGCCTATGGCGTGGCACGACCTGACACCGGCACTCCCATTGCAGCCACCACCTGGTCACTCGATACATGGGGCGAGTATTTGGTGGCTTGCTCTAGCACCGATGGCAAGATTTACGAGTGGCAATTGGGTTTTTCAACGCCTACCAAGGCAGCGGCAATTGCCAATGCGCCCACTGGAAACAAGGCGGTTTTAGTCACCCAAGAGCGCATTATCTTTGCCCTTGGCGCTGGTGGAAACCCAAGAAAAGTGCAGTGGTGCGATCAAGAGAACAATACCCAGTGGACACCGGCAGGCGACAACCTTGCAGGCGACTATGACTTAGCCACCCCTGGCTCACTCATTGCCGGCAAGCGGGTCAAGGGTGTCAATCTATTGTTTACAGATGTGGATGTCCACACGGCCCAGTATGTTGGCGCTCCATTTGTTTATGGCTTTGAGAAGGCTGGAAGTGGCTGCGGCCTCATTTCGGCCCAGTCTGTGGCGGCCATTGATACGGCAGCCATTTGGATGAGCAATTCTGGCTTCTGGATTTATGACGGCTATGTCAAGCCACTGCCGAGTGATGTGTCAGATTACATCTTTGCCAATATCAACTTTGCCCAGGCATCGAAGATTTATGCGGTCCATGTCAGCAAGTATGGTGAGATTTGGTGGTATTACCCAAGTGCGGCCAGTAATGAAAATGACAGTTATGTCACTTTCAACTACCGCGAAAACCACTGGAACATTGGCACACTGGCCAGAAACGCTGGGGTTGACTCTGGTGTCTACACATATCCTCTAATGGTCTCAAGTGATGGTTACATCTATGAGCATGAGGTGGGCTACAACTACGATGGCTCAAGTCTTTATGCCGAGTCTGGCCCAGTCCAATTGGGCAATGGCGACAACATCATGTCTGTGCGCCAGGTTATTCCCGATGAGCAGACACTGGGTGAGGCGGTGGTTTCATTTAAAACCCGCAATTACCCGACTGGCACACAATCCACATTTGGACCATATACGGCAGCCAACCCGACTTCTGTCCGGTTCTCTGGCCGGCAAGTCAATGTGAAGGTGACTGGCAACACTTTGGCCGACTGGCGCATTGGGGTGATGAGGCTTGAGGCCATCCCAGCTGGCAAGCGATGAGTGACCAAGAACATTTGGATAGGCTGCGCCACCATGTGGAGGCTGCTTTAGAATACTCTGGAGGCACACACAATTTTGACGATGTCGCTGAGATGGTCGAGGATCACAGATTACAGCTGTGGCCGGCCAAGGACTCGGTGGTATTGACAGAGATCGTTGTCTATCCCAGGCTAAAGAATTTGCATTACTTCTTGGCTGGTGGCGACCTAGACGAACTCTCAAGGATGAGACCATTGATCGAATCCTGGGGCAAGTCTATTGGCTGCACCAGGGTGACTTTGGCAGGCCGAAGAGGCTGGGCAAAGACATTTTTGAAAGACGAAGGTTACAGTCCACAGTGGTCTGTACTGGCAAAGGAACTTTAGGGGATAAATATGGCAACTTCAGCAGGATTAGCATGGTCATTGAATAATGGCATTAGTCAAGCGCAATACGATCAAAGTATTGCTGACGCATATGCAAAAGCGCAAGCTCAAGGCTTAACTGACGCGCAGATTGAAAGCAACATGAATCAGTATGGCGTAAGCGCTGCTGATGTTGCCAGAGCCACCAAGATATCTGAAGCAAGTTTGCAGGCTAGACTTGATGCGGCTACACCGACAACGCCTGCTGAGATTGCATATAACCAGGCAGCCATGGCAGAACTTGCTGGCCGTCAATCCCAGTGGGATGCAGCGCAAGCCAAAAATGTCACTGACTGGGCTACACAGCAGAAAGCTAATGAGCTTGCATGGGCTGCCAAGCAAGGCCAAAACGTCACTGATTGGGCTGCACAGCAAAAGGCCAATGAGGCTGCATGGGCTTTGAAGCAACAACAAAACACTGCGGCATGGGCCGAGCAGCAGCGATTGAATGCCATTAAGAATGCGCAGCAGATTGCGGCTAATGAGGCTGCATGGAAGAAACAACAAGAACTGAATGTCATCAAGAATGCCCAGCAGATTGCAGCCAATGAGGCGGCATGGGCTGCCAAGCAGCGACAGAATGAAGTTGACTGGGCCAAACAACAGGCTCAAGTTGGACCATTCGCCAATGCCACTGGTGGCTTTGAGCAGAACTTTAGAAACTATCAGTCCATTGCACCAGGCGCTCAATATGATCCATCAGTCACTGGTGGAATGTCGCCTTATGGCCAGATCATGGGCCAGATGAAGCCCTTGGGCAATCCTTACGCCAATGTGCAAGGTGGTATGCCACTGGGTGGATATAACCCTGGTCTGTATGACCAGATCGCAGCGGTTAATACTGCCAAAGCTGCGGCTGCGGCAGCTGCGGCAGCAACAACATTGAATGACGTTAATGCTGGCGGTGGTGATGGCGGTGATGGCGGTGGCGGTGGTGGTGCAACTGGTGGAGGCGGTGGAGGTGCTATGGCCAAAGGCGGTTATGTCCATGGCGGTCTGATGTTTGGTCCCAACCCACCTGGTCCAGATGATGGCGCTGTCAATCTTGACATGGGCGAATATGTGATCAAAAAAGATGCAGTCAACAAGTATGGCCGTGGACTCTTGGACATGATCAACGAAGGCAAAGTGCCTGCTAAAAAACTCAAGTCTTTACTCGGATAAGGTGGCAATATGTCAAAAGGTGGAACAACTACATCGACAAGCTCCATTGATCCACAGATCAAAGAAGCATTCTTGGCCAACTTTCAGCAGGCCCAAGGGGTCGCTGGTGCATTGCCGGTCCAGCAGTTTGCTGGGTACAACCCCATGTATCAGGCAGGCGAGGAGGCTCTGGTCAACACCGGCCTTGCTGGCCCAGGCATTACTGGCACAGACTTGGCCGCACGCATGGCCGCTTATGGCGGTGTCTATCAGCCAGCAGCTGTGCAAGCGACAAGCGCCAATTTAGGATTGGGCCAAGAGCCTGGCACGATTGGCTCTTACATGAATCCATATTCAATGTTGGTGCGTGAAAACGCATTGTCTGATCTGGAATCAGCGCGAAGAAACGCAATTGCTCAAACTGGTGAGCGTGCCATGCAAGCCCGTGCGTTTGGTGGATCACGCCAAGGTGTGGCCGAGGCTTTGACTAACCAAGGGTTTGCTAAGCAGGCGGCCACACTTGGCACATCTTTGAACGAATCAGCATTCAATCAGGCCATGGCCATGCAGCAGGCTGATATTGCCCGTCAGCAACAAGCTGATCTGGCCAATCAGCAAGCAGGCTTGCAAGGTGCGCAATTGCGATTAGGCGGTGCAAGCCAGCTCGGCAATTTGGCTGCACAGCAACAAGCATTGCGTCTTGGTGGCGCTCAAGCTGTCATGGGTGCTGGCGGTGCGCGTCAGGCTTTGGATCAGCAACAAATGGATGCCATTCGCAACATTGGTTTGCAGCGTCTTGGTGTGGTCCAGTCTTCACTGGGTGCGCAGCCGGCCAATCTTGGCCAAGTGGCGACAACCCCATACAGCCAGAATGTCGGTGCTGGCCTATTGGGTGGTGCTTTGGCTGGGTCGCAATTGGCTGGCATTCCGGCAATTGCTTCAGCAACTGGATTGACAGCTGCCGGTGGCGCTGGACTTGGTGCATTGCTTGGTCTGATCTAATATGCCCAACATCCCGACACCAGAGCCACAACGCTACGCTGACGCGCAGCTCATGGCTTTGCTTGATCCCTCAAGCAAGCGTGACACCATCCTTATCACGCCTGGATCGCCAATGCCCTCTCGCATCCCTGATGGGCTGACAGTGGCAGAGACAAGCAGAGGCATTGTGATCACCAGTGACCCAGCAAAAGTCAAAATCATTGACCAAGGGTCTGAGAAAGATGTGGGCATGGCACTGTTTGGCTATGCGCATGATCAGGCCAAGGGGTTTGACAATGTTGCGGTGGCCATGGATAGGGCTGGAACACCGGTGGCAGAACTGGCCATCAAGCCTGGTCAAGAAAGACGGGCCATGAGGGCTGCATCTTTGCTTGCACCAGATACTGGATCAACTAACATGATGAGCAGAGGCGATGTGGTCGGCACACGCCTCAGAGGTTTATTGGATTAAGGTGGCAATATGGCAAATGAATTTGACTTCAGCAGTTTAGGCAATATGTTTGGCGGCAGTCTTGGTGCAACTCCAACGGGGCTTGATGCGCTACTGTCAGAAGACCAGCGCAAGCTCTTGGGTCGCAATGCCGTCATGTCGGCAGCGGCTGCGCTATTGCAGGCAAGTGGCCGAAGTGCAGTCCCAATCAGCATGGGTCAAGCACTTGGTGGGGCTTTGCAGGCAGGCCAAGGTGCTTATGAGAAAGGCCGTGCTGCTTCTTTCCAAGATTTGCTTTTGAATCAAAAATTGCAAGAGGCTGCCAATGCCCAGAAACTGCAAACTCAAGTCGCTGGCATTTTGACCAAACCACCAACTGCATTGAGTCCAGAGATGCAGGCTTTGGCAGTTCCTGGTATGCAGGCCGGTCCAACTGTAGCCCGTGCTGAACTGGCCGCAAGCATTCCACAGCCAAGCGCTGGTGAAATTAAAGCTAGCCAGTATCAGCAGATTGCCGACATCTATGCAGCTCAAGGTAAATCTGAAGATGCCAAGAGATTCCAAGAGATGGCCGAGAAGCTCAACCCAAGGGCTGAAGTTGTTGGTCAACCATTTGAGGTGACTGATACCACTGGAAAGCCTATATTGGTACAGCAATACAAAGATGGATCGACCAAGACCATGCAAGGTTTTGGTCCAAAGCGCGATGTTGTTTTGCAGAACTTGAACAATCAAGTCGTGGCCATTGACAAATCAAAACTGACTGGCAAAGAATCATTTGCTATGGGAATGTCTCCAAGTGAGGCCGCCAACTTGCAAATTGCCAGAGGCAATTTGGGTGTGGCCCAAGGCGGCTTGGCATTGCGTCAGCAAGAATTTAATCGTGGTGGATATCAACTCAAAGAAGGCCCAGAAGGTTTGTCTTATGTGCCAACTGCACCAGGCGCCCCAGCCATCCCAGTTATGACAGCAGCCGGAACGCCATTTGAAGGCGCTGGTGCTAAACCTACTGAAGATCAAAGCAAGTCAGCAGGCTTTGCTTATCGCATGAAGCAGTCAAGCGCAATTTTCAATCAGCCTGCATTGAATAGGTCTGGTGAGCCGATTATTGATCCTAAGACTGGCAATCCAGTAACACTTGAGCAGGCTTTTGGTCAGCCAGGCAAGTATCAATCAATCATGCGATCAATTCCAAGCGCTGGATTAACTACTGGCTTGGCCAATCTTTCAGAATCTACTGGAAGTCAGCAATATCGCCAAGCCCAACAAAACTGGGTGACAGCCAATTTGCGACCTGAGTCTGGTGCTGTTATTGGTGCAGACGAAATGGAAAAGGAAATCATTAAATATTTCCCACAAACTAGCGATAGTCAAAAAACTATTGAACAAAAAGCCCGTGCTAGACGCGACACTGAACTGGCCATGACTGTGCGCGCTGGCCCAGCCTATAAGCAAATTGAAAAAGCAGTGGCTGCACAAAATGCGGCATTAGCAGCGCCTGCACCCATGGCACAACCTAGCGCAATAGTGCCAACTGTAAGACAGCCAACCGGCAATGCTAGACTTGTTAAAGACCCAGTCACTGGTATCTTTAATTATGTAATGGAGTAAAAAATGGCTGACAAAATTGTTCAAATTCCAAACATTGGGCCAGTTTCTTTTCCAGAAAGCATGACTGATGAGCAGATCATCAAGGCCATTCAATCATTGCAAGCACCAGCTGCTGCACCAGTAGCAAAGCCAACTGGCAAAGCCCCAGAATCATTTGAATCCAAGATGATGAATTCACCAGTTGGTGGATTTGTTCGCGGCCTGCGCGACATTCCAGATGCTGGCGCTCAATTATTGACTCGCGGCCTAGAAGCTATTTCCCCAGCAGGCTCAAGTCTTGAGCAGTTTGCCCAAGCAGAGCGCAGACGAGTCGAAAACATCAATCGTCAGGCTGAACTTGATTACCAAAAGAACTGGCGACAAGGCCAAATGCAACAAGGTGAAATCGATGTGGGCCGAGTCGGTGGCAACATTGCAGGCACATTGATCCCATCCACTGCTGCGGTGCGTGTGCTTGGCGCGACTACTGCCCCAGTGCGAGCTGGAGCGATTACTGGTGCAGTCGGTGGACTATTGCAACCCGTGGCCACGCCCCCATCAAGAGACACAACATTATCTGATCTGGTCACTGGCCAAAAGCCCCAAGGCATGACAACACCAGAATTCTTTGCCCAGAAAGTCGAGCAAATGGGCGCTGGTACTGTATTTGGCGCTGGCGCTGGCTATGGTGCAGATAAATTGTCCAAGTTACTTTTTGGCGCTAAACCACCAGCAGCACCAATGCCTGGTCAACCAGGTGTCGGTGGCGCTCAAGTCAATGTGACCACAACGCCAACGGCCACAGTCACTGGTGGTGGTTCAACTATGGGCGCTGTAGGCCCAGATGCATCAGCCGGACTGACTGCGGCCCAGCAGTCTATTCTTGGTCGTGGTAAAGAAATGGGATTCCGCACAACGCCTGGTCAAGAAACTGGCTCAAGGTCTTTGCAACAGATGGAAGCTCGAATGGAATCAAGCCCATTCACTTCTGGACCATTTAACACCATTAAGACAGAGAATCAGAAAATTCTCAATCGAGCAACGGCCCAAGCCATTGGTGTTGATTCAACAGAATTGAGCAATCCAGTATTGGCCCAAGCGCAGCGCCAGATCAGCAATGTCTACCAACAAGTGGCCAGTCCACAAGTCAAAAAGGTGGATGGAAATACTATTCAAACCGGCATTGAAATTGTCGATAAGGCTTTTGAAGGTCTGACAACTCAGCCATTTAAGAACAATATTTTTGTTCAACAAGTGCAAAACATAGCAGCCAAGGGCGAAGCCAGTGGCAATGAATTGCAGGCTTTATCGTCAAAAATTGGCAAGCGCGCCAAAAACGAAATGACCACAGCAATGGGTGATCGTGAGCTTGGAAGCGCTTTATTCCAGCTCAAAGAGATGGTCGATGATGCCTTGGCCCAAGGTTTGTCAAAAGAACAGCAGGCCGCATTTCAGCAGGCCCGTGCCAATTATCGCAACTTGATGACCATCAGGTCCAATCAAGGTGTGGTCAATCCATCGACTGGCAATGTGTCAGGCTTGAATCTGGCCAGTGCATTGACCCGCAAAGACCCACAAGGTTTTGTGTTTGGATCAAATCAGACTCCAATGTATGAGGCGGCACGATTTGCCCAAGCATTCAAGCCAATTGTTGGTGACTCTGGAACGGCAACTAGGTCCATGGAAGTCAGCCCATTGAGCATGATGCTGGCTGCACCAACAAACATTGCAGCCCGTGCCTATACGGCTCAGCCAACTGCTAACCTTGCATCAAGAATGCAGACTGGTGTTGCACCAGGTACTGATTTGGCCACACAAGAACTCTTGAAAAAGATGTTCCCGACAACTGGTGCAGCCGGTTTAATTAGCCTTTTAGGCCAATAACTAAGACCCAAAAAACGCGGCCACAAGTGGGTCGCGTTTCACAACCCGTCTTTTCTGCCTGCGTCTGGCCAAGCCAAAGTCTTTGTCGTCTGCTGACATTTTCTCTCTGTATTTTCTCATTCTCTCTGTGGCTGGTGCTGCTTCTTGTGGCCTTGGCATATCCTCACCCTCACCCCATGACCACAGGGGCCGCCACTGCCGATTGGCCGGCACTGACTCATAGCCTGAGATGTGGACCAGCTCGAACCGATGCATATCAAATAAAACCCTCGCAGCACTGCGCCTGGCACAAAAGCACAGCTTGGCCAAGTCAAGGTCTGAGAGGTTCCCTTTCTTTTGGAGCGCTGCCTCAATAGCAGGCTCTACACGGGGCTTTAAGCCTCTGGCCATGTGCTGGTCTCCATTCTGGCTTTCAAGCGCTCCAGCATTGTTTTAACAACAAATGCACGGGCTTTAACTTCAGCTGGAACTGAGTGGCCAAAGACTTCTGGGTGGAGTAAGTCTTTGACTAGGTCAAGGCAGGCATCAATGGCGGGTGGCAATTCTTTTGACTGATTGGTCACAGATCACCATCCTTATATTTAGCCAGAGCAGTCAATTCAATGTGGTCCACAAACCCCTGCAAGATCATGTGTGCAATGTCCACATCAGTGCCAGCGATGTATGCGTTATTGAGGGTCATG